GACAGCCGCCCGACTCTCCGAGACCGTCAGCCGGTCATACAGAGCGTCAAGCGATGGGGCCTGCTGGGCTGCCTGAGCACGGGCCAGAGACCTCAACGCTACCTCGGTCGCACGGTATGCAGGGTACGTCACTGCCGACACGTCGAGCAGATCGACCGCGAGCAGGTCTCGCACCTGGCCGCCGCTCTCCTGCCGCCAGTTGTCGCGACGCGTGATGAAGCCGAACGACATCTGGGAGAGATCACCACGCCGGATCTTCGGGACGATTCGTTGTACGTCCGGGTCGCTCGGGTCGAGGTCCGCATCAATCACGAGTCCCCTGCTGTCCTCCCGCAGACGCAACGTCCCCGACGTAGTGCGAGCGAGCGGGAGCCCCTCGTGATTGAGCAGGAACCGCACGTCGGCACCTTGTGCGAGGCTATCGCGGAACGCTCCGGGCCGGATCACCTCGCGGAATGTCCCGTTGTTCCCGGGCAGTTGCTCGCTCAGCGAATTGAAGACAGCCGCGTAACCCCGCAGAGTCAGCTTGCCCGTCTCGCCCTCGGCCCGCAGTTCCAGACCCTCGGCAATCAACGCTCGTTCTTCGCGCTCACTCACAGCAGACCTCCCGAGAGAATGACCTGACTGAATCAAGGTTCCACGCCGACACTGTGTTCTCCACCATCGCCGGGAGCAGGTCCGCAGTCGCCTTGCCTGCTACCTCCAGCAACGATTCCCGCCGTTGCCGGATGTGCTGCTCAACGATGCCAGCCGTGTCGAGTTCCCGCCCGGTCGCCAGCGTGTACGCTCGCACGATTGGGCCGAGGGTCTCGACCAGTGCCGAGCGATGATCCCCGTAGAACTCATCCAGCCACCCAAGGAACTTGCCCGGCTTTCGCGATGCCGACATCGCCTGAAGTGCTTCCTTGTTCGACAGCTTGCCCATCGCACCTGCGAGCACCTCGACGAATGCCGCCCTGATCTGCTCGTCCTGGGGAGGGTCGGTCTGGGCGTCCTGTGCTGCTGCGGTCTGGGTCGCAACTGGAGACGGTGTGGGTCTCGCCGTCATGGCCACCGAGATCGGCACCATGTTTCCATTCACCAGGTACGCGTCGCCTTCGTCCCCAGGAATCGGGTCCATGCCTTCCTCATCTCGGATCTCGTTGGCACTCATCCACCCATTCTGCCGGGCGACAGCATACGCCGCGAATCGGCTTTGACGATCCGCCAGTGACAGGTCGTCAAGGTCGAGCTCGGTGTAGTGCGTCGTCTTCTCGGTGCCTGTCAGCAACCGACGTTGGGCCTCCTGCTCCATCGCCACCGTGATCGGGCTGATCGTATACGTCAGGTACTCCAGGCTCTGGTGCTCGATGTTGCCGAACGTCGCCCGCGAAAGATCACGCAGCAAGTGCGGGGGAAGATTGAACCAGCGGGCCACCTCGGTCAGTTGGAATTGTCGCTGCTCGATGAGTTGCGTATCGGTCGCGGACATCTGGATAGCCTGAAACTCCATGCCCTCCTGCAAGACAGCGATCCGCCCGGCGTTGTTTGCCCCCCGGTGCAGTGCCTCCCACTCGCCGCGAATGTTGGCCCGAGCGTCTGCGGTCAGCTTGTTGGGGTGCCGCAAGATCCCGCCAGGTTGTGCCCCATTGGCAAACGAACTCGCGGAGTACCTCTCGATGCCGAGGGTCAGCCCGATGCTATCCTTCGCCCGATGGACCAGCCCACGCCCGACCACGCCATCGCCTGCCATCAGCGGGACATGATAGATGTTGGCCGCTGGCAACTCCGCCTCGATCTGTCCTGTCTCATTGCGGACGCGGTACATCAGCCCGCCGCCGTTGCGGTGGATCTCGACTCGCCCGGGATGGATCGGCCACAGCGACACGGGCCGACCCGCGCCGTCTCGCTCAATCTCCGCAATCATGTTCCCATGCAGGTAGTACGATGTGAGCATCGCAACCCGCCAGCTAAACGCCGTCATCTCGGGATTCGGCTCGCGGTCGAGCAGGTAGGCCAGCGGATGGTCGTAGAGCTCGACATCGGATTCCCCCCGCCGCTCATAGACTTCCCACTGAATCTGTCCGATGGTCTCGGCGATGATCCGGATGGCAGCGAAGACAGCCGACGAGGTAAGCACCGTCAACTCGTTGACCGGCACCCCAGCAGCAGATCGGGAGAGCAGTGCGTCGGCCACCTGCTGCGGCATCGCACGCGATGATGGCGCGATCCAAGAAGCAACGCCTCGCCGAATGTCAGCCCAGTTCATAGAGCGAGACTCCCCTGCTTTTCGTAGACAGAATCACTGGTCATGTCGTTGATCGCCAGGCCAATACACATGATGGTTGTGACCACCCCGTCAATCTTGTCTGCCGATCTGCTTTTATTGGGCCTGATGTTGTCGTTCGAGTCACGGAATGCCGCCACATTGCCAACCATCCAGCGTAGAACCGGGTCTCCGTTGTGCCTGATCGTTCCATTCCCAACCCGGCGTTCAAACTCCTTCGAGGGTGCAGAAAAAGTTCGTATATCTTGGCGGAATTCTCGCAGTTTCTCTTCGGGGAATCCAGACTGGACAAGGATTTGAGCCAATGCCCGCGCTGGGCCATGCGGATCGTAAGCGAGAATCTGCATGTCGAACCGATCAAGTAACCCGATAATGTCATCACTGATGACGTGATAGTCTGTGACATTGCCGTCCGTCTGCTTAATCAATCCCTGTTTTCCCCAGTTATCTACCGACACCCGGTCTGATCTTCCGCGAATATCCCGTGGCGTTTGCGGCATCCAGTAAAAATTGAAGACGTGGTAATCGTCCTTGCGTTTGAAGAGCAGAGTCAGGGAATTGATGTCCCGCGTCGATGCGAGATCGAGAGACGCCCAGCATTGATCGCCAGCGAAGTCGTCTATCGTCAGGTCCGACTGACATCTGTCCCAGGCATCCACCTGAATCCACCGCTCAGCCTGCTGCGTCCATTGGTTCAGGTGCAGTTGCCGGAACGTATTCTCTGCCTCCGGATTGTGTCTCGCCTCATTGCATCGCTCGCGTATATAGTCTGGGAATAGACTGATTCCATAATTGGGATTCGCCCTGCGCCATACCTCCTCATCGGTCCAGTCGTCATCTTGCTTGGCACCGAAAATCGCACCATAGAAGTATGGATCGCTCGCCGGATTCGCGATTGCCAGTTCCGCTCGCTGATGCATCTGCCAACAAATTGACGACCTGTCATAGCCAGCCGTCGTGATGGCCACAGTGAGAGGCTGACGCCTTGCCCCGACTGATGTCGTCAAAACGTCCCAGAGTTCGCGTGTTTTCTGAACGTGCAACTCATCGAAGATGATCGCGGACGCCGATAGACCGTGCTTTGTGTACGCCTCAGCCGAGAGTGCCTCGTACCATCCGCCGACCTTCGGGGCGAGAATCCGATTGTGCAACAGCCGCACCTCGTTCATCACCCGTGAATTCGCCTGACACATCGCCCGGGCTGAGTCAAACACAATGCGGGCCTGCCCTCGATCACCGGCAGCCGAATAGACCTGGGGCCGCTGCTCGCCATCGCAGAGTAGCATGTAGAGAGCCAGCCCCGCCGATAGCGTAGACTTGCCGTTCTTCCTCGGCACTTCGATGTAGACCGTGCGATATCGCCTGGTGCCGTCCTGCCTCTTCCACCCGAACACATCGCGGACGATCTTCGCTTGCCACGGTTGCAGCGTGAACGCCGATCCCGCACCGCCACCCTCGACCAGCTTGACCTGGGTGGAGAAGAATCGGCACGCACGATCTGCCGCCAGATCATCGAAGTAGAAGTCACTCATCCGGTCGCCCCGAAGAACTCGTCCCCGTCGTCCTTTTTCTTCGCTGTCGCCGGTGCCAGCTTGACGCGATCCGCAGGTGATAGACCCAGCTTGCCAGCACACGCCATCCATTGCGACGTGTACGCCACCACCGAGGCTCTCGCGTCCTTGTCCATCGGGTCAGACTGGGCACACGCCATCGCCTGCTGCAACAGTCCCCAGAGACGGCAGCAGAGATCGACAATCGGCTGATCGGCAGACGTGAGGAACCCGCACGGGGCGACCTTCTCGGAGATCACCGCCCACATCCGCAGGCCGGGAGAGTCCAGATTGCTGGGCTGCTGGACGTGGCCTTCGGGTTGGGCCAATCCGTCACGCTCACCGTGGCGATCCTTGCGATAGGTGCCCTGAAGCTTCAGCAGTTCAACAGGCTTCGGAGGAGTTGGCATCAGAATAGGTTCACTCGGGAATCTGACTTCTCCAGGTTGCACGCTCGGCACAGGCACTGGAGATTCTCGGGCCTGTGCGATCCGCCCTTCGAGATGGGAATCACATGGTCAAGGTTCGGATAGCGGTCGTGGTTCGGGTCGTATTTCTTGCTGACCTTGCACCCGCAGTGACAGCACTTCCAGCGGTCCCGCTCAAAGATCACGTCGGGGTGAACTGGCACGAAGTCTGCGTTCTTCTTGGCGACTCGCCGACGATGATTGTGGATTTTCCTACATGCTTTACGCTTTGCCAACTTGCAGTCTCCGCAAGTCCTGAAAATCCTGCCGTAGGTCTCGGTCTTCTTCCCACAGCACCTGCACACCCACGACCGCAATTCCCGTGGCTTTGGCTGAAGCATTCCGATACGCAATCGATCCTCGCGAATGACTCGCAACATCTCTCGCCGCATCTCTTGCCGAATCATCTTTCGCATCGCCTTCGCGGCTGCGTCCGCCCGCTTCATCTCTGGTGTCTTGAGTGTTCCACCGCAAAGACGCGAACAGAAACGATTCGAATCTCTTGTCTTGCTGCGCTTGCGGAATTGCATACCACATCGTTCGCATGTCATCTGCGGAAGAGGCTTTGTTGATCTACTCGCCATGCCACGCAATAGACATTCGTCGGAACACGTTTGTCGTGCCGCGCTAGGTGTTCTAAGCCATTGCTCCCATTGCTTTCCACATTCCACGCACGTCGTGACATATGACTTTCGCTTGCAGTACCTGGGCCGACAATCAGCCGTGCAATACTTGCGACGGTTACCCGACACATTCCCCACCGACGGTATCGATGAGTCGAACACCATCCCACATCCGAGACATTTGCAGGCCGCCATCAATCCACCTCATGATCTGACATTTTTCGCGGGCGGG